GATGATTTGGATGCTAAAGAAATTGACGTATGTGCTCTTTCTGCAATGGCTCAAATTTGTCAGTTTGACCTTGAGCAATCATTCTTAGCTCTTCAAATGAGCAAAGGATCTAATGGAGACTTCTCAGTAGCTTCTTTCATGTCTTTCTATTGGTCAGAAATGGCTAACAAAATTAATGGAGACATTGAGTTAATTAGATGGCAAGGTGATACTACTTCACTTAACCCTACTCTTGCTTTATGTGATGGTTATGAAAAAGGATTGGCTGCAGATCCTGCTGTTATCAATGGTGGATCAGGTGCTATTGCCAACTTTACAGTATTAGAAGCTGCATTATCTAATGCTTTTGCTGCAGTACCTGCTACTATTGCTACTCGTACAGCTGATTTGCGTATCTATATGCCTACTCAATTGGTTAATATCTACCGATTAGGAGTAGCTTCAGGTAACACTATGAGCTACATCACTCAAGACTTAAGCCTTACTTATTTAGGTATCAAAATTGTAGTATGTCCAGGGATGTCAAATGATACTTTTGTTATCACTTTGAAAGACAACCTTATCTATGCATTTGATGCTGAGGGTGACTCTTCTGACTTGCGTGCAGTTAACTTAGCTGATACAGTTGCTGAGCCTTACATCAGAACTCGTGCTAACATGAAAGTAGGTTTCAACTTTGTTAACCCTGCTGAAATTGTTTTCTATTCTTAATAATTAACTATGAGCCCTCTACCAAGGGGGCTCTTTAATACTTTAACACAATGGCTACATGTCAATCATTAGAGACTATCGTAAAACCATGCGATAACAACATTGGTGGTATCTATGGTGTTTGGATTAATACTCAGGATGAGATACTTTCTATCACTCCTACCGACCCATCATCAGTAACTGGTGCCAATGCCTGGCAAATTACAGGTATCACATTAGTACCGGGTGGTGATTTATTCCAAGCATTTGAGGTTCGCCGAAACACATCCAACTATACAGAGGATAGCACTATTGACCTAGTTAATGGTAGCTCTTTTGTAACTCAAACAGTTAACTTAGTATTCCACAGAAGAGATGCTGATAAGTCTCGTGCTATTAAAATCCTAGGAACAGGACAGCAATACTTAACAGCTATCATCTTAGATGCTAATGGCTTATATTGGTACTTCCCATACTTGCAGTTATCTGCTACAGGTGAGGGTTCAGGTACAGCTCGTGCAGATGGTAGTAAATATACCGTTACACTTGTTGCTGAAAACCCTTATTTAGCTTACAACATTGATATGACTACCGGTGCTCTTGCCACCATAGGAGTACAATAAGACGTTTCTTGTCCATAGCGAAGGAGGGCCTGCCGTAATGGTGGGCCTTTTTTTATGAACATTTGACAACTTCACTTTAATATAGTTGTGATATACATTGAGCAAGGTCAAACCAATCAATTTGTACTGACATTAAGTGAGCTGACAAATAATGTGAGCTTCTTCTATCTATTTGCATTCACCAATGAGATGGATACAACAAGCACAGCACAATTATTCTACTCACCTGATACATCCTCATGGCCTGAGAGATACAACTTATTCACTCTTGATGAGCCTACAGATATTACTTTAGTAAAGGGGCAGTATAAGTATGAGGTATATATCAGTAGCAATCCATTTGTATATCCTTTAAGTATTAATCAAACCACCGGTGTAGTCATTGAAGAGGGCAGAATGGTGGTTAGTGGGCCTCAGGGCACCTCAATATATGACTAAGTATGGCATGGTATGACCGTTTTTTTGGCAATAGTCCTAAGGGCCCTGAAGTAGTAGAGGGCTATCAATCATTCAGTACACCATTTCTACCTGTTGGTAGGGGCAACTTGACTTTACCCTATGTGAATGGTAGATACGTTCAAGAGTCTTGGGTAAGATTTGGTGAGGGCAATTTATATCCAGAACTGCTCAATCAAATGTACTACAGCTCACCACTACATGGTGCCATTGTAGACTTCAAGACCAATGCTGTAATTGGTGGAGGGTATAACATTGTAACTGATAAGCTAACTCCACAGGAGAAACTTGATATGTATGCCTTTGAAAAGAAGATACACATGACTCAAGTGGTTAAGGCAGTGACTAAGCAGTTAATCATCCACAATCGTATCTACTTTAAGCTACACTTTGATGAGAAAAGAAAGCTAATCAAGATAGAGAATGTAAGCCCTGAGAAAGTAAGGATATCACCTTGTAAAAAGTACTACTATTTATCAGATGATTGGAGTACCAGGATAGATACTGAGAAACTTAAACCTTATCATATTACTTGTAGCGATAGTGTACAGCTATATTGCTATGAGAATAAGTCAGTAGGTCAGGACTACTATCCACTACCTACATATACCTCAGCTCTTAACTTTGCTTTTCTTAGTGGTGAGCTATCATACTTTGCAAAAAGCAACATTCAAAATAGTGTGTTCCCATCATTCGCTATGATGTTCCCTAAGAGGCCACAGTCTGAGGAGGAAAAGCACATGATCAAAGAGACTATTGATAGGCTTAAAGGTGCAGCCAATGCCGGTAAGGCAGTTGCATTCTTTGCTAATAGCCAAGAGCAGTTACCTAAAATTGAAAGCATACCTACTAATGCCAATGATAAGATGTTCCAGGAAGCATCCGGATTGAATACTGAACAGATATGCTTTGCTCACACAATAGATCCTATCTTATTAGGTGTTAGGACTGCCGGTAGCTTAGGCAATGGTAGTGATATCAAGCAGGCCTATGTGATATTTGAAAAGAATGTAGTAATGGAGCTAAGAAGAGAGGTAGAGACCATCTTCAATCAGCTATTGACTATTGCTAAGATACCTGCTGACTTTCAAATAAATAACTTTCAGATCATTGGTGATGCTATTGTAGAGGTAGATGAGGATACAGCTAAAGTAAAAGATGCACTCAATTCTTTAAGTGATGCATTGCTTAGCAAAGTACTTGAAAAAATGACTACCAATGAGATTAGAGCTCTAGCATCTCTGCCTCCTATTGATGAACCTACTCAACCCACTGCATAATGCTATACTTCATAACTGAAAACTACCTTAAGACTAACACTCCAATCACAGCCAATGTGGATGTGACAGATGTTACACCATACATAGCTACTCAGTCAGCTCTTAGGATACAACCTATCCTTGGTACAGTATTCTACAACCACATGCTTGCTGCATATAATGCTCAGACCTTGACCAATGATGAGATTGACTTGGTGGAGTTCATTCAACCTGTCATTGCATGGAGAAGTGCAGAGGATGCTGTCTTTGGGTTGACTTATCAGTTAAAAAATAAAGGACTTCAAACACAAAACGGTGATTATTCTGCAAGCGTATCCAGAAATGAGGTAGCCTTTGGCATGGAACACTATGCACAAAAGGCATCATTCTTTGAGCAACGTCTAATCAGATGGCTATTAGCTAATAAAAACCTGTTCCCTATATTCATCAGTACCACCAACATGGATACTGATCTTAGACCAATGTTTAACCATTGCTCATGTATCACTCCTTATCAGCTCACATGCACAGGAATGTGTGGTAGCTTCCTTGAGAATGGCTACAATAACAGCATCCTGGTACTATGAGAACACAGCTCACTATCTTACTAAGTACTTTACAATCTAAATGGTCCATGGCACTATCTGTGATAGCAGCTTTCTTAATGCCTATCTATGGCTTGCTATTTTTAATTGGCTTTGCTATAGTTATTGATACTATCACAGGTATATGGAAGTCAAAAAAACAAGGAGTAAAAATATCAAGCAGAGCTCTATCTGCAATTATCAGCAAGATGCTACTCTATGAGATAACTGTTATCTTATTCTTTCTAATAGATAAGTATATACTCAATGATATCATGCTTCAATTCTTTAGTGTGCCACTAATGCTCACTAAGATCATGGCACTCATCCTAGTATCCATTGAGGTGATGAGCATTAACGAAAACTACAAAGCAGTTAAAGGGCTTGACTTGTGGCAGGCAATGAAAAACCTTTTTGCAAGAGCTAAGGATGTAAAAAAAGAAGTGGATGGAATTAGACATAACCAAGATATTACAGGTACGCCTATCTGAAAAACAATACTTTCAAGAGGATAGCAAAAAGACACAGATCTACCTACACCATACAGCAGGTGGTGGTGATGCTGCAGCTGTATCACGTTTCTGGAATAGCAATGAGACCAGGATAGCTACTGCCTTTGTCATTGGTGAAAGAGGTACAATAGTACAGTGCTTCAGCTCACGTCATTGGGCTTGGCATCTTGGCATTGATGCTGAGGACTTCACTAAGTTAGGTGCAAAGTATCAGAACTTGAATAAGTGCTCAGTGGGTATTGAGGTATGTAATTGGGGCCCATTGAAGCTAAAGGATGGAAAGTACTACAACTATGTTAAGGGAGTGGTAGATCCTGCAATGGTAACCACATTAGAAGCACCATACAAAGGTCATGTTCATTGGTATAAGTATACAGATGCACAGATAGAAAGCACTCGGCAGTTAGTGGAGTACTTGTGCAAGACTTATGATATCCCTAAGGAATATAGAGAACAGATATGGGGGATAGATGTAGAAGCATTCAAAGGTACTCCTGGCATCTATACACATAACTCAGTTAGAAAAGATAAGAGTGATATC